TTTTTTTTTTTTTTGCTATTTTAAGTTTGCAGACTTGTAGACCTTTATTGATCAAAGATAGTACAATCCGCCACTACAAAGTTTTGGTTAGTGTGTACTGATGTGATAAGACCATCGTACATCTCCTCATCAACAGCATAGAGTTCGCCGGTAATCAGCACTTGAACATTTTGTTTGCTGACTAGAGTGCCATAGGTTTCTTTGTCAAACCCAATCAATGGTTCATCATCCTCAACATATCGGATGACACCATGTAAGCGTTGGTCTTTGGTGCTGCATACATAAACAGCATTCAACCAAAGAAGCCCAGCGTCAACTGATGAATCACAACCAAACACCTGGTTGAATTGTTCCAATATCTGTCCATTTTCTTGAACATAGACAGATAATGAACTGTCAACCTTGACAGTATCAGGTAGGTTGTTCCAGTCGACGCATTTAAGCTCGCTCAAATTCCTGAGGATATATTCACGTCGGGCTATTCGGGACAAGTAGTGGGTCTCTTTACTAATACGAATCATTTCATCTTCGTATTGTCTGAGAGTACGGGCTGTAACATTCAATGTATCAGCAGCAACTGCGTATATCAACTCGCAGTCGTCTGGATCTTGGGGCCAGACACTTCCTTGCTTAGAACAGAAAGGTTGATCACGGGTCAAGTGAAGTTGCATATCATTAGTGATTTTAACATCATTAAAGTATGCCTGGGCCATGACTTTACACCAAACACCTAAAACTGGTGTCATTGAGTCATTTGGGAGGTATCCGCTCACCTTAGCATGAGCAGCAACCTCTAATGGGACAGCATTAGCAGGGGCAACTGTTGTGTTGATCTTAGCCAACGTTCGGTTAAGATCTTGAAATGAGGTCCTGGTGGTCCATGGATCAATGAAAACACGTCCAAGATATGACACTGCTTCATTCTTGGCAACCACTTTAACCTTAATTTTCAATCCAAGGTCTTTGCACACGGTTTGAATGCACAAAGGATCACAACTGGTGACATTATCATCACCATAGATGAGGCCAATATTCATCCAGCTGTCAGACGTACGGGCTGGTTCATATTTCCCAAATTCATCACATTCGGGAAAGAAGTCGGCAACTGACAACAAATCATTAACAATTCGCCATCGTCTTTGTTCATTAGCACACGCCCAGTTCTTACGTCTGAGCTCAGGGACAACATAATACTCCTCATAATAACGGAGAAACTCTTCAGGGGTCATACCAACTGATTGGG